TTGATGAGATTCATAGTTTAAAAGAAAAAATTAAAGAATTAGAAAATGAAAAAAGAGAAAACTAAAAAAAAGCCACCATACATAATGTTTTACTGTAAAAAATGTTCAAAGTTAAAAAGACAAAAAGATTTTATAATGCCTGTTAACAATTTAGATGGAAGAGAAGGTATTAGTATGGCTTGTATAAATTGTCTACATGATAAAGGTTATAGATTTAAAGGTTGGAACTATGATTCTTAGACCTTACCAAGAGATAGCAGTACAAGATGCTTCTAATGCTTTAGACAAGCATAAGAATACGATTGTTGTTGCACCAACGGGTGCAGGAAAAACAATTATGCTATCTGCACTGATTGGCAAACGATACAAAAAAGGCAAAAAGATTTTAGTTTTGCAACACCGAGACGAGCTTGTTGGACAGAACAAAAACAAATTCTCTCGTGTTAATCCAAAAATATCTACGTCTATCGTAGATGCTTCAGAAAAAAATTGGGATGGTAGCACAGTATTTAGTATGGTGCAGACACTATCGAGACCGAACAATTTGGATAATATGTCCAAAGTAGACATGATGGTAATAGATGAAAGTCATCATGCAATAGCCGATACATACATGAGAATTATCAATAAGGTTAAGGAAGCCAATGAGTCCGTAGAGATTGTTGGCTTTACTGCTACACCTAATCGTGGAGACAGAAAAGGTCTCAAGGGTGTGTTCAATAACTGCTCTCATCAGATTGAAATAGCCAACCTTATACGAGAGGGTTTCCTAGTACCACCAAAGACATTCGTGATTGATGTCGGGGTACAGAAAGATTTACAAAATGTTCGTAAAACTGTGTCAGATTTTGACATGGGACAAGTCGAGCAGATTATGAACAAACGTGCCATCAACGAGAAGATTGTTGAAGAGTGGCAGGAAAAAGCAGGTAGTAGAAAGACAGTTATATTCTGTAGCACAGTTAATCATGCACAAGATTTATGTGATGAGTTTAGAAGATCGGAAATCCGTGCAGAGATTGTAACGGGTGAAACACCATCAGCAGACAGAAAACAAATACTACATGATCTTGAACATGGTGACGTACAAGTCGTAGTCAATGTTGCAGTATTAACAGAAGGTTTTGATGCACCACCTGTCAGTTGTATTGTGCTTACAAGACCATGCTCATACAAATCTACAATGGTGCAGATGATTGGTCGTGGACTACGAACAATAGATCCAGAAGAGCATCCAAACGTAATTAAGAAAGATTGTATTGTATTAGACTTTGGGACAAGTGTGTTAACACATGGATCGTTGGACGAAGGTGTGGATCTTGATGGCAAAGATAAGATGCAACAAGGATCAGGACCTGAAAAAGTGTGTCCTAATTGTAAGTCTCTTATACCATTAAGTGTCCGTGTCTGTCCTATGTGTGGACATGAAATAGAGATGCAAGCTAAAGAACTGCTTGAGTCATTTGACATGACAGAGGTTGATCTTATCGACAGATCACCATTTAGATGGATTGATTTATTTAACAATGGCAGGTGTATGTCAGCTAGTGGATTCAATGGTTTTGGTTTAGTAGCACATTTAGATGACGTTTCTGTAGCCCTAGTCAAACGTACAAGAGGTAAACTTAGAGTTGTGGGTGTTGGAACCAAAGAACAAGCTTTGGCTTCTGCTGACGATTTTTTGAGGCAAATAGAAGACAGTGATGGAGCCAAGAAAGGTAAGAGATGGTTAAATCAGGGTATGACAGATAGACAAAGAGAAGCTTTGGCAAGAGAAAACAAGATTGTAAGTCAGTTGGATCTTAGTTTTAGCAAGTACAAAGCGGCGTGTTGGTTGAATTATTTGTGGAACAAGAAACAAATAGATGGCAAGGTTTTAGATTATTACGAAGGAGATGAGAATGCAGCGTAGTGAGGCTTTACAAAAAGCAGAACAACTCATAAACGGATCTAGGGCAAGAACACATGGGGATGCTAGAGACACACATGAATCAATAGCTAAAATGATGAATATATTATGGAGACACAAACTTAAATCAGAACTTACTTACGAAGATATGTATAAGTTTTGCATAGTACAAAAGCTTGTTCGGGACTCTCAGAATCCAAAAAACATAGACAATCCAATAGATGTTATAGGCTATGGAGCATTGTGGGCAGAGGGTAAAAGTGGCAAAAATTAACGTGAATTATCAACTCAACATGAAGTCTAAAAGTGACGAACAGTATGTTCGTGAAGGTAAAATAGTTATACCAATCTTTTTAGATCAAGATAACGATCATGTCTTAGATCACATTGATACATATATCGAAAAGGCTATCGAGGATATAGAAGATGAGTTGTTAGGTGGCACTATAGTGGCTGAATTTTTAGGAACCAGTCACTATTTTGATTTTATAGTAATGGAAGAAGGAGATAAAAGATGGACGAACTTAGCACTGGGAACAGACACGCTACACTAAAGACACTTTCCGAACAATTTGCAAAAATAGGTTGGGACAAGAAATTGCAACATTTGACACAAGATGAAGCTCTTGCCATAATTGATGCCATTCAATCAGCTAATGGAGTCAGCAGTGGCGTTCTCGACCTTAATCCAAACTCAAACATACTCGAAGATGACGAAATACCCTTTTAAGATGTTAGAGCAAGAAATATCAAATATAATAGATAAAGCTATTGTTGATCGGAACAAAAAGGTCAAAAAGAGAACCTACATTGGTGCTTCTACTTTGGGAGATTCCTGTTCTCGTAAAATACAATATCGTTACATGGGTCAGCCGATTGATGATAATCGGGATTTTGATGCTAAGACCTTACGTATATTTCAGTTTGGTCACGAGATAGAATTTAGTGTTGCTGGATGGCTGAGACAAGCTGGTTTTGATCTACGAGTGGAGGACAAGAATGGCGAACAATTTGGTTTTAGCATAGCAGAAGGTGAGATCAAGGGACACATAGATGGTGTTATATGTGACGGACCTTTGGAAACACAGTATCCGATGCTATGGGAATGTAAGTCAGCTAATGATAAAAAGTTTAGAGAGTTTCAAACAAAAGGTGTGGCAATAGCTAATCCTGTATATGCAGCACAGGTGGCTTTGTATCAAGCTTATATGCAATTAACAGACAATCCGTGTTTGTTCACAGTATTAAATAAGAATACAAGTGAGATATATTATGAGCTTATACCTTTTAACAAAGCTTTGGCACAAGAGATCAGTGACAAAGCAGTGTCAATACTAGAAGCCACAAAAGCAAATGATATGTTGCCACGAATAGCACAGTCTCGTGATTATTTTGCTTGTAAGTTTTGTGAGTTTCAGGATAGTTGTTGGAGTGTTTAAATATGGGGACAAAGAAGGTAGCATCGTCCCCATATACTTCAGCCAATGAAGTGAGGATAGTATAATGAACATTATAAAACTTGGCAATAAGAATAGGGATATGTCAGCCAATGAACTAGTCGATTTAATTAGTCAGAAAGTCCCAGCCAGTGTCCAGATAAGTACCTTGCGAGATACTTATCCACAAGGAATTGTTCGGGGTGATGTGTTTACAATCGGGTCACTTGATGGAGAATCTGGCAAATCATTAAAGATAGATATAAACCCGAACTCACCATATTTTATGAAGGGATCGGACTTCAACGGATCACAAGGTGTTGGTGGTATAGTTAAGATATTAATGGAAGGTAGAGGTATGCGCCTACCTGAAATCAAAGAATTGTTCGGAAACTATCTGGATAATAATGCTCCTCCACCAGTTGATCAGGATATACCACAAGAACTGAGCGTGACATTTAAAAGAGCCATAGATGTCAATACACCATATGACTCCGAACATTTATACCTGTCTGGCGATGGTGAGATCCTGTGTCGTGTCAGAAGATACAACATGAAAGACAATGCAGGTAATCCTGTCATGGACAGTCATGGTAAGCCAAAGAAAGAATTTAGGCAGTTTACAGACTCACCTTATCCTAAGATACCTGATGTTAGACCTTTATATAACATACCAAACATAATTGCTTCTGAGAAAGTCATATGGGTAGAAGGTGAGAAATGTGCTGATGCACTTAATGAACTAGGATACACAACAACCTGCACTATGGGTGGTGCAGGAATGTTATCTCGTAAGTCAGCCAGTCGTTTTGACTTCAGCCCTTTACAGGACAAAGAACTAATCATATGGGGTGATAACGATAATGCAGGTCGTAAGGTTGCTGAACTGGTGCAGGAACTGGCACTTAATGCAGGAGCCAAGTCTGTTACAACATTAACTCCACCACGAGGTAAACCAGAGGGCTGGGATGCAGTTGATGCCATATCGGAAAGCTTTGATGTACAACACTTCCTAAACACAACAGTAAAACATACTAAACGTAACATAAATCTACTGGACGATAGTTTACTGGTCAGCAGGTTTGAAGGACAAGCACCCGAACAAAAGTTTTTAGTTGATGGTACATTTCCGTTGGCTGTGCCGATTATATTTTCTGCAGCAGGTGATGCAGGTAAAGGTATGATGACACTGGATCTTGGTATGAAAGTAGCTTCGGGTCAGCCTTTAGCAG